GTATTACCATCCTTATCTTTCAAACGCCCCATTTTCCCCAACTTTGTCATCGTGTACTTCGTCATTTTCTTTCCTTTCGAGAGTGAGTTAACTGAACCCTTGTAGTATACGCTACGCGACTGATTTTGTCAAGTGTTTGGCTTTTGGTAGAGAAATTGGACATCTTTATCTAGTTCTGTTTCAAATATATCAATACTAGCATATTGTCTATCTTTTAAGTAATGAAATGGATGTATAACGTCTTTATCGTCATCTATAGCGACTTTAACTTTGGCAATATACTCATTAGCGAGTTCTATTGTAGAGAAATACGCTACTTCAAAACACTCGTTGTAATAGTCTGGTCTTGCGTTTATGTAAACGATATAGATTTTCATAGTACGGATGCCGTTAATCGAAAACGGGAATACGAGGTGGAAACTCGTCATTTTACCACTAAATTACATCCGCAGGTGTATAAATATATGTTCAATTTATGCCCATAACAAAGAGGTGGTTCAATTATGACTGATCGCTACGAGCAAACCTATTTTACCGACATTGTACTAAAATCTTATTCTTATACTGATATATGTAGGAATTTAGGTCTTAAAAGTTTTAATCGTAATAATAGATATATAGTTAAAAAACATATAGAGTTATATAATATTGATATATCACATTTTAAAAAGCGATACACAACTAGAAAATATAACAAAAGGACGCCAATAGAATCTTACTTAATTAATAATAAATTTGTGAACTCTAGTAAACTACGCAAAAAACTGATAAAATTCAATATACTAGAAAATAAATGTAGTATATGTAACATAACAACATGGTTAGATAAACCTATTATTTTACAACTAGACCATATTAATGGAGATCATTGTGATAATAGATTAGAAAATCTGCGTATAGTATGCCCAAATTGTCATGTTCAAACGTGTACTCATAGTAAACAAAAAAATATTACAAAAAAAACATATAAATGTCAATGTGGAAACGAAATGTCTAAAAATGCAAAACGATGTATATTGTGTTATGAAAGTGATGATAGTAAACGTAAGGTTGTTAGACCATCTAAAAATGAATTGTTAAAACTAATACAAACTAAAACATTTATACAAATAGGAAAAATATACGAAGTAAGTGATAATACTATTAGAAAGTGGTGTAAATTCTATAAATTACCACATAAACTACGAGACATTAAACAATTAAAGCGGTGTTAAGGGGTAATGCTCCCCTACCTTGATCGTGACAGGATCATATGCAGCAACTTCTACAACATAACACCTAATTATTTTTCAAACAAATTTTTTCATATTCTTTCAAATCGTCAATTTTATCAAGTAGTTTTTCTAATTCATTTCTAAAATCCTCTACCTTAGCGTTAAAACTTTCTTGTTCTAACTCTACTGGGATATAAGACATTAAATCATTAAATTTGTTTAAGATATTCATAGCATACCCAGATAGAATTGAACTATCGTTTTTTAATTTGGAATTAAACGTGTTTCCACTACACTATAGGTATAAAAATCAAAATCAACGGTTTTTTGTTCTGTTCTGGTGTATAATATATTGTCCCCCTCTACTCTAACATCAAGGTTCAATTATGGTTTTCAAAGCGACACGTTATGAAATCACTTCATTTAGTGATATAGTCAAAAATTCAACATCTTACAATGCGGTGTGTACCAAGTTAAATATATCTAGTTGTAACACAAGTCGTCGTACTGTACAAAAATACATTAAAAAATACAACTTAGATACCTCTCATTTTACACATTTAAACAATGCGGTTTATATACCAAATAATCATAAGACTACTGACGATCATTTGGTTAAAGATTCTTCTATCAATTCTGGTCGGTTACGCAAAAGATTAATTAGAGAGAATATTCTAAAAAATGAATGTAGCTGTTGTGGTTTAACTGAATGGCGTGAAAAACCTATTACACTACAATTAGATCATATCAATGGGGATCACCTAGATAATCGTTTAGAAAATCTCCGTATATTATGTCCAAACTGTCATGTTCAAACTGAAACTTATGGTAAGAGAAAACAAACTTACAAAAAACAACGCCCTTTATGTCCTTGTGGTAATACTAAAACAAAACCAGCTAAATTATGTAAAAAATGCAATGGCGCATTACCAAAACCACATATTCGTAAAGTAGAACGCCCATCTAAAGAGGAGTTATTAGTTTTAGTAAAAACAACATCATTCCGTAAAATTGGTAAAATGTACGGCGTTAGTGATAATACTATAAGAAAATGGTGTAAATGTTATAGAATTCTCTATAAGAAAAAGGACATTACGTAATAAAGGTGACAAACGGAGGTTGAATCCGTACTTCAATGTTCACAGCATTGCGTGCAAACCATTACACTATTGCCACAGTAACCTGTACGGGTTTCGATCCCGTTTCTCCTCGTTGAAAGCGAGGCGATTTTAGCCAAAAATCCAACAGGTTGTATCTACCGTTCTAATCTTGTATGATCCTTCTATATAATGTTGTATATTCATATTACAAATGATAAGTAATAGGATTGTTAATTATTTTAGTTGGCATTTTACCATAACCACTGACCAGGAATCTCTTTTGTAAGTTTGACAGCAGAGCATCCAGTTGTTCCAGGAATGATTTTATGACTACGAATTTCAATCTTCTTACGCTTTTGACGAAAATTAAAATACCTATCCCAAAAATCTTCAATATTATGTACATAAGCTATCTGAAAATTTTTAACAGGGTTTTTTACCTTACATTCAAATAGTCTAATATGTTTATCATATCCAGAGTCCATAGTTATCCAATTAGTTGCGTTAGTAATTGAGTCAAATACATATAGTTTTGTATTTTTAACAGTTGGAGTGATCCATTTACCAACTTCGTATTTCACACAAAAATGATTACCCCTTACAACACGGGCATAACTTTCTAATACGCCATTTGTTTCAAACACAACTTTGTAATACATCTAATAGGTTCCTTATTCCCAAAATGGTTCTGCTAATTCAATATTACCATCATTTAAAACTAACGCACCTGTATTTTTGTGGTCTACTGGTATAGACTGGTATGTGATTGTATCATCTTCGTCAGCATATATTGTGTTACATCCAATCTGTCCATTTAATATAGACAACCTTGGAGTTACACCATCCTCTGACCTAAAATCACCAGCGGTTGTATGATTGGCACATTCTCGACGAAAAGGACAACTTTCCTCTAAGCAATAAATACCACCATGTTTTAAACCTTCTTCTTCAACTTTAATTTTTTTGTATTGCACCTATACGATCCTTTCTTAATATAGTGTTCTTATAAAGCTGTGTAGGTTGGTACTGCCCCAACGATGTCTTATTCAGAAACAGATTAACAGTCTGCCGCGACCAGCTATACATTCGCCTCTACACAATATCTACTAAGTAGATTTCTTTTCATTTCTTCTAATTTTACGTTTTTGTCTCGATACGTATACAGCACATGTGCGAGAACAGTATTTTTTACAATTATTTGACGCATTACATATAAAATCTTTGTTACATTGTAAGCACTGTCTAGTGTGCATCTTTACAGTATTATCTTTAATTGTACTGGTATAATGTTCTTCTCTATGACAATTAGCACATAATAGTATACATTTATTTAATTCGTCTTTAATTTTGTTAAATGATCTAGTAAAACCATCCGCCGAAATTGTAAACGACTTGGTAGCTGGATCAATATGGTGAAAGTCTAAAGCCCAAGGACATTTATTGTACCCGCATTTACAGCATTTACCACCCATATATTCTATTGCTAATAGCTTAACTTTCTCTCTGCGTCTTTGGACACCTTCTGTACGACATTTTTTACATCTATGCCTTGTACCGTTTTCGTATTTATAAGCCGCAAATTCTGTTTCGCCGTGTTTTTCACATTTTTTAATAACTGTTTCGTGCATAATATTTCTCCTGTATAATATTATACACCTTTTATGTGATTATAGTGGTAACTTTTCTATATGTTACCACAGTGGAGCTAGCCGAGGACGATTCGGCAATACCAGATTGCAAGTCTAGTGTGATCCCAATTTCACCATAGCCCCATTTTGTCCAATATTCTTTCTAAATTTTATTATGGACTAACTAGGATTTCGTTTGGATATACCATAACTTATAACTAGCCAACCAGACTCTATATCGAATCTGGATTTAATGCCACTATAGGGTATCGCGCCCTCTTCCCGAATTTAAAAGATTCGTGTTAATCTACTACAACTCTAGTGGCTAATATTTTACTTACAAAACCCCAAAATATTGCATCAACTTAACAATCACAAACACCGTAAAAGTAAATGATACAACGGAAAACACACCGATAAAAATCCAAGCTGCAAAAATAACATTCGTCATTACTTTGAATTGCTTGTCAAAATCGTCCATTTTATGTTCCTTATTCATACTTATTAGGTTTACCAATAAAATCAATCACATATAGTACAGATGACATAACCAATATAACGTTACCAACAAAGGATATAGTCGGTAGAGTATTTAATGCACATATAGCCCCCATAATCATTCCAAACTGAAATGAATCAATTCGTGTCATTTTCATTATAAAACTCCAGGGTATTGTAAGAACATTAAAAACATGTTTGAACTTTTCTTTTAATTTTGCGTAACATACGTTTATATGCATTGATATGCATTCGTTTATTACTTAAACAATCCCACTCACTATGTTCAGAGTCATCAATTAATTTAGTTAGTCGATTAATTAGTTCAGTAGTTAATTGATCTAGCTTGATATTATCCAAATAGCAAAATGATTTATTTGGTACAATAAAAGCTTCAAAAAATAAAGCTACATTTACAACCCCACATGTATTAAATTCATTGCTTTTTCTATTTAATTCTTTCGATAACTTATCACACATAACATTAATAACTGTGTCAGTAAGACTGCACGCATTATCAGATTCGTCAAAATGTTGTAATCCCATGTAACCCATTGTTATTTCCTCTTATTATACACTACGTGATTCAATTTGTCAAGTACCGCTGATCGGTCCTGCCCCGATACTACTGGAATTTTAAGTTCCATGACTCTGCTTTTGGTCTACAGCGGCGTTTCTTACGCCTATCACGGCGATAGTCGTGTATCAAGTCCTCGTTGTCGTGCTTGAAACGACACTGACGATCTTTTGAAAATCGTGCCTCTTCTTTGGGCTAAACGAGGTTGAATAGGAGGAAACTAGTTAAGACCCGACTAGTTATTACTGGGTGAAAACCTGACTATTCTTTAGTCCCTACTGCCGTACTCGAAACGGCACATGAATCGGGTCTAAACCGATTTCCTCTGCGTTGGGATAAGTAGGGATAATCAATCTTTTAAATCTTTTTTTCTAAACGGAATTTCGTAACATTTGCACCATTTTCTAATAGTATTATCGGATACTCCATACGTCTTACCTATTATAGTAAACGGTGTTGTTTTAATTAATTCTAGCAGTTCTTCTTTGGGTGGTCTAATAGCTTTTCTTGTTTTTATTTTTGTTAATTGGCTGTTACATTTTCTACACAACTTCGATTTAATTTTCTTTTCTTGACCACAGTTACACAAATTATGTATTTCTTTCGGTTTTTTATAATTAATATTGTTTTGTTTATTTTTGCCGGTATAATTTTTAGTTTGGGTATGACAATTTGGACATATAAATCTCAAATTGTTTACATCGTTATTTTCTCTATTACCATCTATATGATCTACCTGTAGCGTTAAGTCAGCATTATTCCAGTATGGTTGTTGCCCACACATAGCACAAATATATGGTATGTTATGTTTTAATAGTAGTTTTTTAAGTCTTTTGTTATTTAATAACAGATTATAGTTATATTTAGGTGGTATTAGTTTAATCTTAAAGTGAGAAGTATCTATTTTATGTTTAAATATTCTATATTTGATATATCTAACATGAGAACCACTTACTCTTTGTCCTAAAAAGATCAAACAATCCGTCAGACTATCTGTATTTTTAACAGCTTCTTCTAGTTTTTCTTTGGTGTATTGCATATATCGAACCTCCAATATATTATACACCTCATCACTATTTAAAATAGTCAAAATCAGCGACGAGTTGGGGAATCGAACCCGCGACCTCCATCCGATAATTTATGGTCGTTAGCTTAGAAGGCTAATACCGGCTTCAACCCGTCATTTTCTCACCGCGATGTCTATCGCGTTACTCCCTCATTATACGCCACGCGGTTCAATTTGTCAAGCGGTTTCAAAATTTAGCGAAAAATAGCGAGCCATACCCACGTTTTTACTATCAAATAGCTAGGTCTATCAAATAGAGTACCCTTTGATTGTAACCATTTACCAAAATCTGATTCTAAATCTACACTAACAACATTACCACCATTAATAGGTAATTCTAGCAAATCACAATACTCTTTTGGAATATCTTCGTAATTAATTGCTGGTATATTGAATATCATTCAAGACTCTCTATAAGTTGCGTACCTAATCTCCATCCGTATTCTGTTGGCTCAAACCTTGCTATTGGTGAAAATTCATTCTTAATAAAATGTGGGTCTAATTTTGGTAGACATATAATATTACAATGTATTCCATGATATAGTAAAATCTTATGACCATCGTAGTTAGGTGCTTCTGGATATTTTAAGATCAATAGATTGATGTTCATCCATGCACTTTGCATGAATAAAGCTATCTATTATTTTGATAGTATCTGAAAACATTTGTTCTTTTTTGCTATGTAACGCTTTATATCTAGCTTCTGATGCTGTTATCATTTTTGTATCCATCTTTCACCATCCAATTCTAGTGGGTCTTTACTTTTAGGACGCTTTATTGGTTGTTTTGGTTTTACTTCTTTATACAATCCGTCAGGATCGGGTGGTACATCAGGTATGACATATAGTGATAAAGCACTTAATAAGTTGCCTATAGCATATCCAATTAAAAATCCTAGCATAATTAAACCAAATAATATTTTTGTAGTATTTTATGTGTTTCGTTATCAAATTCAGCTTTAAGTTTTTGATTCGTCCTTACTCTAGCCTCTTCATCTTCTTCATGTTCCCATAATACATTGTAGCATGGTTGTATAGCTATATACATATTGAAGTATTCTTCTCTAAGATCACAAAACATTTGCGTTACTTTATTCATGGTTATAAGTAGCCAATACAAGAATCGAACTTGTCTGCATCTTTGTGTAAAAAAGATAGTGTTCCCAGCTACGTTTCATTGGCTATTTTCGTCAATCATTTTACTCATAGTGTGGATTATTGGTTACGCTCCAATTTCTGTAGGGTTTCAATCTACCGCAATGACTACACCTGCTCAATCCACATATTTTGCAGAGAACATGATTCTGCAAATTTCGCATAAACATCTATCTTGTAGCTATCAAGACTAGTTCTACTATCTGTTCGGATACGCCTAGTAGCCAGCACCTCGTTTTATGCTATTACACAACATACCATCCTTTTAAGGGACTCGAACCCTGTAGGCCACTCTCTGTTGTATAAGAAGCTACGATGGGATTTGAACCCAAATAATACACTCGTTTTGCAGACGAGTTCCCCACCATGAGGAACGTAGCCATAAACACGATATACGTGTAGCATCCTTGATAGGACTCGAACCTACATTATTTCACTTTCGTAGAGTGACGCCTATCCATTAGGCTACAAGGACATATATTATTCTTCAATGCGAAAACCCGTTTGTATCTATGAAAATACCACCGTATATTACATAAGTCTAGCTGACAGGACTCGAACCTGCAATCCATACACGCGGAGTACGGACCCCTCGTTCCAAGCGAGGGTGGCTACCGTTGCCATCACAGCTAGTTAATTTAGCATTCAATCCATTCATCATTGGTAATATATCCATGCCATGAAATATCACCATTATCACATAAAATCGACGGGGTTACAGTCAAACCAGTTAGAGTATTATATACACAGTTATGATTAGCCAAATTAGCACATAACCCATTTGGTGTCATAGCGAAAATAACTTTATCATAATAACAATACTCGTTTGGTTGTAATTCATATGGTCTACAATCGACAAGGTTAGCTTTAGTTTTCATTATTTTCACCATGTTTTACGCACAAATTCATTTTAGTGCCTATTTACGGAACCGACCCGTAACCTCAAATTTACAAGATTCGCGTGCTTCCAATAACACCTAATAGGCTAAAATAACGATCATTCGATACATTTTGGTGTATAATTATATAGTTCGATACAATAGGAGTTAATTATGAGTAAAAAAGAACAAATTTTAGAGTTGCGTAGCCAAGGTTTGAGTTATAAAGACATTCAAAAACAACTAGGATGTTCAAGAAGTCTTATTACTTATCACTGTAATGATCCAGAAAAACAAAAAGAGGCATTACGATTGCGTATTCGTAAATTAAGATCAAAACAACATCCATTTAAAAGTAAATTATACGATTTTCTTTATATTAAAAGACCATACCAATCACCCAAAAAACCAATCTACACAGATAAAAAACTTTTATATACTAAAATACACCATTTTAATAAAAAGGGAGAAGGTAAAACAATGATTACAATAGAACAAATTATAGAACGCTTTAGTGATAACGCAATATGTTATTTAACCGGAGAACCCATAGACATTACGAAACCAAGGACTTATCAATTCGATCATAAAATACCAGTTTCCAAAAATGGTGATAATAGTATAGATAACTTAGGCTTATGTACAAAAGAGGTTAATTTAGCTAAACGTGATTTGACACCCGATGAATTTATTGCTCTATGTAAAAAGGTTTTAGTGCATCAAGGTTATACCGTAGAAAAATCTAACAACACCTAACCGGTATATCTACTGTTTTACAAACAGATTTTGTCTTTGAATGATATCTAATAGCTTCTTAAAACCTTCAAAATCTACAGCTAATACAACGCTATCATCAGTAGTATCTGCGTAACAATTGAAGTTATTATTAAAGATTTGTTTCAATCTAAGTTCGCTGATATATTCTTTAGTTGTAATACTATCACCACGACGATATGCCATTCTAGCTTGATATTCTTCTCTAGTGATAACAGTCAAGCAATCAATAGGTATAGTACCACACCCTGTAACGCATCCATTGTTATCAAGTGAATTAACATCACACATATCGCCTTCAATACTAACAACACAACACATCTGATTCACTAATTGAACACATTGGTTTTTAGGCTGTTTAGTGATAATACAGTAGTCATAGACGCTTGGTTTTAACATTTTGGAATTGCCTCATAAACTTCTATATCCAATCCTAACATTTCTGTAGATTGTGTATCATAGTCACCATCTAAATATATAACAACCCACCAATTTCCTTGTCTATCACGATGATGTTTGCCAGCTATAAATCGACCAGTATTTGGAGTTGAATACCAATTACCCTCTTTCATTTCTTTAGCTGTGAGTTGTTTTTGTTTCATTTTTCCCTTTCCAAGTATTATACGCTACGTCAGTAGCTTTGTCAACCGTCTTTCGACGGATTTTAATTGAACTACTCCGGTATATTTATTTATCCATCCAAATATTAAATACCCGTTCTTGCCAACTATTAGGAATAAAAACAGGCGGCAATATTCTGCCTTCAACTTCCTTACAGAAACGATCTTGTAATGAAATAGCACATCTTTTCCAGATTTGACCTATACATTCTGGTGGACAATAATCAATGCTGTATTTAGAATTTTTTAATTGTGCAATCAAATGAGTTTCATCCGCAGGAATTACTTCCAGCATTTGATCTATTACCCTTTCAAGACTTCTCATGTTTACCCTTTCTAAAAGAAAACTTGTCAAACCCTTTAGCCTCAGCCATAGTCTTATCATCAATCTTTGGTATCTGCTTTTCTGGCGCAGCAAGATTATTATGCCACATAAGCAATTCTTGATACGCTTTGTCTGCTTTAAGTACCTTGTTAAATTCAAAATTTGCTAGTTTTTCTGGATTAAAACAAACGCGAGTTATATTATGGCGTGTATTATACGAATTATGATTAATTATCCAGATAGGAGCAATATCAAACAGATTAAAATTAAACTCTGTATTTCTATCAAAGAAGTATTTATATTGACTTTTATAATATGTATTAACACTTTTACGTTTAATAACACTATCATCATAGTTAAAATAATAGACACTGTTATATAGTGAGTTTAGACATCTAAAATATTTATAAAGTTTGCCACAAAACCCTATAATTCCACAATCATATGGAATTTGTTCATAACTATCATGTTTTGTGCTACACTTAATCAAATTAGAAAAATCTTTATAAGTTTCATTACGATGGTATATAACAGACCGATCTTGATCTAGTTTCATCATACAATCGTAATAGTCGTGATAGTCACTAATAATACGCATTAATCTACCCTTAAAAGATCATCAAATTCTTGTGTTTTTCTATAGCATTCAGATTTGATAATAGCTTTAAACCCACGTCTAAACGCTTCTACATATGTGTTTGTTGTACCGGATATAAATAATTCTTCGGCTACAAGTCTATATAATTGTAACACCTCAATTGGACAGTCTAATATATCACTGTATCCAAGCTTGGTAAATAATTTTTTTTCTTCATCAGATAAATATAATCGCACATGTGTTGAAAACATTTATGATTTCCAGAATTCGAGTTCAATAAAACTAGTATTAGTTAAACCTATAAATCTCCACTCATTTAAAATATCGTCTGATATTACTAATGGTATACCATTTTCTACTAATTGTATATCGTGTAAATCTAAAGAATTAAACTCATTGATAGACTTTAATAGGTCTTTAATATATTCAACTGATACTTTTCGCTTGTTTTTCATAATTAATTTCTATAATCTCTTTCAAACGCTTGGTCACGCATTGTTTCTTTTCCTCCACTTTTCTTCGCTGTCCTACTTACTATACCACTGCGATAGCGGTGTGTCAAGTCCCAAAACGAAAAAAGCCGCATTTCTGCGGCTCATAATGTTTTAGTTTGCACTAAATAATCTCATTAGAGACGCCTTCTATATCTTCTTCTGTTACTTCTTTACCCGCTTCTAAAATTGCATTAACTACGCTATCACCATATTCATTATAACTATTACCAAGTTCTTGTCGTGCCATTCTACGTAGTTTAAATTTTTGCAATCTTGTTGGGTTCTTGGACGCTTCTACAACTTCAACGGGGGTTTTATGACAATTACGCCATAATTGAACAACTTGAATAATCAATGTAGCAATAACAGCGATAGTCGCAGGATCAAACGATTTGTCTGATTGCGATTCTGTAAATCTATGTTGTGCTTTTTGAATAATGTTCATTTTGTTTTCTCGTTAGTTTTACCGTCTGGTATATTATACACCTTTTTTGGGTGATAAGTCAATGATTTTCTCAAGAAATTTGCCGATTTTATCTTCCCTAAGAGTTCGTAAATGCTTTTCGTCGCTTGATATAGACTTAAGACGACTAAATTGGTGTTTGTATAGTAGCAATATTTGTTCATCATACGGGACTCCATGAGATTCGCAATAGTACAGCACATAGCCGCAATATAGCGTAAAAATGTAAGCGTTTTCAACTTCGCTTTGCGTTCCCTGCAATTTGTATTGATTACCAACTAAAGCGCCATTTATATAGGCGGAATGTTCGTCAAATAGATACATCGTGCTGACATATCCGTCTAATTTTGCCTGTATACGATATTTTCTATTTTGTTCGGGCTGATCTATAAAGTATGTCTTAAAGGTATAATGCGTTTTGGGCACAAGTTCGCGGATTTTCTCGTACTGTACCCCTGGGTCTTTTATAACAGCGTGACCGCCGTTTGTCAAGTATATAGCTTGTTGTTTGCCGTATACACTATTGAAGGCATTAACCTGATGACTCCCCTCATGCGACCAAGTTATAAAATCTTCATTAAACTTGTTATCTATAAGCTCTTGTTTATTTGGACAGTGAGCTAATACGTCGTGTAAATACCATCCTTCTTTATATTCGTTATATTTTGGTGTTTTGGTTATCTCTAGTTCTTTTGCATAAGAAATTATGTCGTTATCACAAAAAAATGTAATAAGAAAGAAGAATAGATTAAATAATCGCATTTGATATAGGCTCTGCTTTAAACCATTGACCAGGAATAAAAACAACAGTTCCACCATCGCTCACGCCATATTGAGTTGTTGTATCTGTACAAGCAAAGGCTCCTTCCGGCCAAGGTTTCCATGCTTCGGGTATATTAACTACTTTGTTCCACGAATTGCCAGACCAGCACGTTTTACCATTACGTCTAATATAAACTATATGATTATTTACACCGACACAATATACATATCCTTTATAATATTGTTTTTCTGGTTCCCAACCGCCCCTTGGAGTAGGTCTTACAAAACTTCTAATAATACCTAAATTATATTCTTTGTGATTATAGTTGTATCCTTTTGTATTTTTAGTTCCAGTTCGGTTAACTATGTGTAAATCGGCAGCAAACCCACATAATAAACTTAGTCTTTGCACGTCGTCAGCTAATTGTTTAGACGATGTGTAATAATTTTCTTTACCATTACTAGCGCTACCGTCACCCAACATTAAAGCGTTAAACAATACATTAAGTTGACCTTTTGAACAGTCCCACACGTATTCTGGTATGAATTTTTGATGACATTTACCAAATTTATACAATTCATTCCATAGCCCTTTATCATAAATAATCCACGCTTGACTATTTCGTTTAATATTAAAGGGCAATTTATCTAATAACTGTTGAAAAATTGGTATATTATCCAGTTTTTTTTGTGAAATTACAACTTCATATCTATTACAATACTTGATTTCTCCGTTACTCAAAGTGTATGATTTTTTAGCATATGTAACATTGCCTTCGCTTAAAAAGTATCCTAAAAATTCAAGCCAGATATCCATAGGAATCTTTCTGCCATCTTCCATTTCGTGTACTAGTATATATGCTCCTTGCCAATTGCCGTCTTTTTTCATACTAAAATGTTTTTTATTAATATTTTTTACTTCTTGTAAAGACCATTTAAATGGGTTTGTATTATCTAAATAATGTGGACCTATATACAATTTATGATTATCTGTAACTAATTGGTCTACACCCTGACATTTATAATGATATAATTCTCCATCAAAATCATATTTATGTAATTGTTGTACAGGATTTATTTCAATATCCCACGATGCTGGATTTAATGTATAGACCAATTCTCCTAATTTAACATCTTTAAATAATTTCCATCCATCGTTAGTTAATATTTCCGTATCTTCAGCGTGACACCCCCAACTTTGATCCCAAATAAAAATTCTATCCTTATGAAACTCTCTAGTATCATCTACACCTAGTAGACACATATCATGTGCCCATCCTTCTCTTGTTCTTGGTGATATAGGGTCGCCATAATCGCTTACACTTAGCATACTACCACAATGTACTGTACAGCCAGCTTCCATCGCGTCTGCTACGCCATCTGTAGTAGCTACGACTTTGTATCCAGCAGCAGTATATGGTTTAGTTAACGGTAATAAATCTGCTGGCATACCAGAACGACCACGGCTAGCGCCCCAATTAGCATATTTTCTATAATCTGTAAAGTCATAGGTGTTCTTATCGGTTTTATATACTTGTTCTAATAGAGTACCGATTTTAACAGCATAAGCAGACAACCCAACAGGATCAGCGCCGTCACCATTATGCCCGCGACCTGTATAAATACCACATGTTGCTTGTCTTGTTTTAAAATCTTCCCATTTACCAAGGGAAATATTTATACCTCTAAGACTATCTAATGCTGCTCTAATAGCCCAGGAAACGCAATCGCCCAAAAGTTGACTTCCCTTATATATATTAGGGTCAATCTCCATTCCAGCTTTATATTGTAATATTCTCTTTCCTTTACTACTACCTTTTATTTGCCCATAATACTTAGTATCTTCAAATATAATGCTCTGCCCATCTTCTTGATTTGCTTTTAAATAGTCGAAATTGTACTTGGCGAACTGTCTGTAGGCATATGGGGTTTTATCAGTATTTAGTAACACGCCGTTAACATATCCTAACTTATACGCACTATGAATTTGCTTTGGCGTAGCAAACTTCATAATATTATTATCTATAGTTTCAGGCAATAATTTTGCGTATGGATTATTAATCCCGATAATATCATTTTCCATTATTACACCTATATAATTAGATTGTCAGTATTTTCTATTTCAGAGATCAGCTTTTCAATTTCTTCGTCAGAAAGTCGAGTCGCCGCAGAAACGCAGGCGTCAGCGATCCTACCGCTTGCTAAACGTACTTTATTGATACCAGACATATCGCAGGCATCTTTCACGGCGTGGCGTAATTTGACGCGTTGTAAAAATGATGGTTTACGAACAGAATCACGCAAACCAGCTTTATTTGGACAATTGGCTACTAACTCTGTAATTACTTGTCCAATAACCTCTAATATCTTTACAAAATTATTAACATCAAATCCATATTGGTTTTTACCAGCCTGTATATCATCAATAGATGACCCACATACTTCTACTGTTATAGATTCACAAAGTACTTCTAAATTAGATTTCATTAGTTTACTCCTATAGCTAGTCTCAAACCTTTAGCCATTTCTAAATACATATCTTTATAAGCATTCACAAGATTTGGTAGCTTATTACTTTTGTTAAGTTCTGTTACCTTAGCACTATAATTAATAAAAAATGGGTAATAAGGATGATTTGATTGGATACCAGCGGGGACATTCAATGTTGCTCTATTACGTTCACTTAACTTAAGATTGGCATCTTGTGGTGTCTTAATACCACCAGCAGCAATTGCCGATGCTATAGATTCAAAATTATCTGCTAAGCCAGCTATATATTGTTTATCAGCTATATTTTTAACGTTATCGTATCCCCATTGTGTCATACCATAAGTGTCTTGAGGTATAACTACTGGACCCACAGGCGGTGTAGGTTGTGGGGTTGGTGTAGGATTGGGTGTTGGTGTAGGTGTTGGTGTTGGTGTTGGTGTTGGTGTTGGAACCGGAACGGGAGTTACTACTTTACCAATTATTACATTACCAGTCATAGACTTACAACCAGTATTTGGATCGCATACAGATAGTCTAATAGAATATTTTCCAGGTGGTCCAGTAAATACCCATTCACCACTAACAGCGGTTTTAACAGTATCTACAAACACAACGTCGCTTCCACGAACACTTAACACCATTAAATCATAATACTGTCCAACAGCATTTGTTTTAAGGTGTACTATAGTATATTCATCCGCAGATGACGGAATATCTAATGTAGATTCCTGTCCCTCCGCTAGTACTAGCGTCTTTTCATTAGTAGAATCAACTTCGACTTTTTCAATAACGGGCTTAACCTTATCAATATAAGGTTGTAAGTTAGGATATACAGCACCTAATATAGATAGAATCATAAGCGCGGCAATAATCCATGTTGGTTTATTGGCGTTATTCTTAACATTTTGATTATACATAGATGAAATAGTCATTTATTTACCCTTAGCTATTGCGTGTCTCATTGCTACTGCAATTAATGGATATAGAATTCCATCAATCGTGTTTTTTGTTTCTGTTGTAATTAATCCAGCAGCACTAGCTGCGGCTACAATACCAATACATACCGCGACGATATATGTCTTATTACCGTCTATAAATCTAATAACATTTTCCATTACTTATCCTCACAAGAAAGCGTAAAAATATACTTTAAAATTGGTGATCTTGCTATGTCTGATGGTTTGGTGAAAGAATCCGGCAAATAAGATACTGGATCAACAAAATGCTTTCGCCATAAATATGAAATAAAGGTTGAGCATACAAAAACAGACGGATTTTCTATATCTGTTATATGTATTTTTGTAAAGAACCTTACTATTGGAATATAGCACATTACTAACAAGAAAATCAAGCCCCAACCATATTTTTTGCCAACAAATTTAAGAGCATCTGTTGTGATTGCGTGAGCTACGTCCTTTGTAAAACTAAACATAGAATCATCATAACAAAAATGTCTAGCTGTTCTAAATACATCTATCTTATCACATTCTTCTAATACATATTCTTCAAGTGGATATATTCTACATCCTATAAATTCTTTAAATTCAATACAATGTGGTACACCATCTACAAAATGTACCAAACCAATATGAGAATAGTTACTATTAGTATACTTCGCTACCCACCATCCTAAACGTGGGAAATTAGGCGATCTAAATAGCAGTATATCAGCTTCTTTTAGTGATGTTTTGAGTTCTTTTTTTGATAGTTTCATAATATCACTTCTATTGGTTTAATTGAGCCTATATATCCATATGTATTAACGCCATCATTCAAAGGAAATGCGTATCCAGTAACACTGATAACTTTATTTAATATACGGTTATGGATTCTAAAATTCATTACAAATGGTCTACTTTGAGAAATCGCTAAGTAGAATTCATTACATACATTTTCTCTATCATCTTCATGTATAGCAACTAACCATCCCTTATCGATGCATTCTGTTTCTGTAAGTCCAGTTATTTCACACCATCTATGTGTCACAAACTTACAATTACCAACCCTATCAGTTTCATAAAATCCAAGACCATTAGATATGTCTTTTGTACCAAGAAAATTTAGAATAGCATTTTGTTTAGAGTCTATTTTCTTTTCAATTGTTAATAATGCGGTAAAATCATTCTTTAATTTAATTACTATATCTTTAATTGAGTTACCACCATTGGTTTTCAGTTCTTTATTAATCTCTTTAATATCAGAACCTATTTTTACAACATCGTCACACGTGCTAGAAATCTTAAAAATAATACTATATATAGGTAATATAGCATATGTGTATATTGGCATTATGACATAGGACACTAATAGTGATATCATAATACAAAATATAATTAAATCAACAACCCAGCTAAATTCACTAATATTATATTTATTTAAAAAATCGAAAATATCTTTGATGCCGTCCATTGTATACCTATAAAAAAGAAAAGCCCTGAGATAAATCACAAGGCTTTAAAGTTAAACTAATAAATTAATCAGTATATATTATGGATTAGTCTTAGGCTTGTAATCATATTGTACCGCTGAGTTACCAACAAAGAATACTAATTCACCAGGAATAGCATTAGTTGGTCTAGCAGCATGATCTTGGCCAAAAGAACTCAAATCACCAGCACTACCACCTTTAGTAGCAGCGTGTGTAGTATAACTCCAAGAAGTGATATTGAGACGACGACAGCTTTCTGTTTTTGGAATAGCTCTGAACAAAGATACGTCAGTAGCGCCGCTTTGTAATCTAGATGTAGTTACTCCACTAATTTTAGTACCTGTACGTATAGCAATCCAGGTATCTGGTTGTTGTACATAAGCAAAAGTACCAGCGGCATATGGCTTATAAGTACCAAGGTGTCCAGAAGTAGCAGCACTTACAGCTAAAACTATCTTTCCACCATAACCAAGATTACGTGCAATATCTTTTGGACTTTTTGTTATAACAAGTCCTTCGGTATGATTACCACCGTTTAAAAGTGTTCCACCGTTATTTTTATAACGATTACCGCTAATTGCGGGTTGATATGGGGTTGCCATGATATAAACTCTCTATTTTAATTGAATACAAAATCCTAACATCAAATTATACACCAAAATTATGTAATAGATGTAAATTTTGTTAAATTATTGATAGAGTTGAAGAAAATACCGGAAATATCAGGATTTGCTATATATGTTTCGTACTGTTTAGCCGAGTAAATTGGGCCAACATGAACCTCTAATGAGGTTTTTTTGAGTAATCTAGAAGATGAGATTAACTGTTCGTCTATATCTATACATGTGTACCCGGTTGCCAAACAAATAGATGGAATATTCACATAATTTACTATTTCGGCTATATCCATCAATCCTTGTTTATCACATATGTTAGAATCTAATACACACCTAACACTACATTCTTTATCACGTTCTATAATATATTTATATAATTCTTTCATATCATTTAATATATATTCGTAATACTTGTTTCTTAAATGATATCTAGAAACACACAGATCAAAATGTCGAATACCATATTTATAACCTTCGGTAATATCTCGTTTGCGAGCCTCAATCGAAGCGAGGCCGTATGGGTAGTCCACTGATTGGCCTAGCTTTTCGTGACCGGTAAAGTTAATATCTTTAAACATACAACCAGATATACAAACTCTATCGATCTTTTTCATAGATAGGCAGTGTACCTTGGTTAGGTCATTTTGATTAAAACTATCATTTGCAAAAATTTCTATATACATGGTTGAGTCGTTTATAAATATATAACCTTAAATGTTCGTGAGACTGATTGTACTCTTGTGATAACTCTTTCAGTGTTCTAAGTTCGATAAAACGTTTTTTCATTATATTCGGATAAATAGAATCAAAATCTAGGTCACATATTAACTTTTCTAGCGATTGAGTAGCCTGTAATTTATCTAATTCTGTAGTAGATATACACCTTTCTATGGATTTTCGTTTACTTCTTATATAATCACGTGACAACCATATTACTTTATTACGTATTAATAACCATAATGGATACTTTTTTGTACTAATAAGACTATAAAATATGGCGTCTTGTTTTATTTCGTTTCTTTCTTCCCGTGTTAGAAACCTAGAATATCTAAACAGAGCTATATTCATTACATGATCGTATTCGTTATATGTTTTAGTGAAAAGCTCATTAGTTATCATATATTTTCTTAATCTCTTCGATAGATGGATATTCGGGTTGCCCTAATATTCCGTCAACAAAACCGTATTCCAACATTTGTTTAGAATTAAGATACCAATCTTCCTTTTTATCCATTTGCTCTCGTAGGAACTTTTCTATAGCGAATGCATTATTTATATTATTATTCTTAAAATAAGGTCCATTTAAGCAAACGTTAGTATACACATTAAGCATTGTCTTTCGATATAATTTATCATGTTCTATTACTGACTTGGCTTGTTTTACGGTATTTTCGTATAAAGAAATACCACCATCATGGATCATAAATGAACAATTTTGTGTCGCTATACGTAAATCAGCAGCTTGTGGGATAAACGATGACATAGAATAGGCACATCCCCACATAATACAAATTACTGGGGATGAACATTGTTTAATTGCGTCATATATCAGCATTCCACCATCCACACAGCCTCCCTGACCATATTGATGAACAATGATTGGCTTATTATTTTCAGAATCTAAAAACCTTATATTTTTAAGAAAGACGATGCTGGAATGTTTGTCTACATCACATTCATCATGTGGGTTAGCATGTAGAAATATTTCGCGCTTATCTACTAGTATAGATTGATCGTGTAATTCTGTAACTATATAATTTTTATTAGTTCTATTATTAGCCATTTGTTATATATACCCCATTAGAAAGATTATAGGCATCTATATACAACTGCATTTTTTTAGCAAAGTCTGGACTTTCAATTGTTGTGTAGTCTATATTACCATTTGGAAATATGTATATAGCCCAACTTTTGCTATCCTTTAATTTAGACTTAATATTTATTAGATTATTTTTAAGTTTGGTATCAGTGATATGATTAATTGCTATGTCTATTTTATGTTTTTGGCATAATGCGAATTCTATATCTACTCTTACATTAGAAAAGCTAAATAACTTACCAACACCGACAATAAACTTATATCTTGTAATAGGAACAAGTATCTCTATTCCATTAATATCGGTAAGTTTCTTCCAGTCGCCCTTAGTAATCTTAAAGTTAGTATCGGCTTGCCATAGTTGAAACTCTTTGTACGGATGCAGTTCGTCTGAAATTTCAAATTGACCAAATACCGTATTAGTTATTGTTTTTGGAGGATGATTTCCAAGATCGTATTCATTTAAATCATCGTATATCTCATAACTATCATCTTGATCGTAATACTCCTCTTTAACAGGTCTTTGTTCTATAATTCGATGAGAAATAGTATCAACTTCTAAGTGTTGACTTCTCCATTGTATGATTTTATCCATAATTAGTCTCTTTTGGGTGTATAAATATTAAAGGGTATATCAAAGTTCATATCGGGGAAATTTTTATGCAAATATCTGGAATATATCAAATTCGTAATATAGTTAATAACAAAGCATATATAGGCAGTTCACAAAACATACATAAAAGACGCAAAACTCATTGGAGAAGTTTAAGGAAAAATAAACATCATAATCAATATTTACAGTCATCATATAACAAGTATGGTGAAAATAGCTTTGTTTTTGAAGTTTTAGAATATATAGATAATATTAAAGAACTATTTATATATGAACAAAAATACATTGATAAATTACAACCAGCGTATAATATCGGTAGCGTTGGTGGTGGTGATAATATATCTAAACATCCTAACAATTTAGAATTTAGAGAAAAACAAAGTAAGATTCATAAACAAAGATACTCAAATATGACACCTAAGCAAAAGAAAACTATATCCAACAATTTAAAGGGTGATAAAAATCCTAATTGGCGTGGTGGTACAAGTAAGAAATATTGTCCAAATTGTAATAAGGAAATAAACGTACATGCAAAAGCGTGTATTAAATGTATAGATAAAACTGGGATTAATAACCCCTTTTATGGTAAACGTCATACCGAAGAAACTAAAACCAAATTACGTAATCGCAATATAGTTTATAATCCACCAAATAAGAAAAAAATATCAATTGATGGAGTTATTTATGAATCATATACCGCTGCCGCCATAGCATTAGAGGTATCCGTCGCTTTAATTACTTATCGTGTTAAGAACAAATATCCAAATTATCATATTGTGACATCTATAGATAATCCAGGATGTGACTCATAATTAATAAGTGTAATATCTTTATAAGTCCATTTGAATAAATCAAAACTATCCTTACCTATAATTTCTACCGTTGGTAATGGTTTTGGTGTTCTATTAACTAATTCTTTGGCTGCGTCTATTTGGTTATTATAAATATGACAATCAGCATAAACACCGCTCAAATTACCAGGAGTAAAACCAGACACTTTAGCTAGCAACATTAATAAGGCGCCATATGTATGTATATTATGACCTAATAAAAAGTCACAACTTCTCATGGTATACATCAGGTTAATTTTATCACCTATTACATTAACAACAAAAGAATAGTGACAACTTGGAAGTGCTGCAAGGTATAACTGTACAGGATTCCAAGCAGAACAAACCATTCTTCGTGAATACGGGTCTTTCTTTAATGTATCTACTATATATTGTATTTGATCTACGCCGTTAGATAAACCATTAATTTTGTCGTCATTATACTGTCGGCCAAAATTACGCCACATCCAAGGATACGCTGCTCCTAGATCATCTTCTAGTTCTTGTGCGTCGTGTCTGGTTAATGGTATATGATTCGGATGTTGTTTAACTAATTCTTCTTCTATTTTAAGTTTTTGTGCTACTTTTACTGGATTAGCCCAATATCTCCAATATTTACATTTTCTATCTTCATACCACTGTTTGCTAGTAATACCCTTGATAAATCCTTCAAGCTCTACCATTGCTGATCTAAACGGCATCTTTCTACACGTTAATAATGGAAATCCATTAGACATTTCGTGAGAGAAAAATTGATTAGGCAATGCTATTGTACCCTGATTAATATCAAGTATATTACCTTCGCTATCACGACGTACAGGTTGTTTAGATACGCCATTATATAGTATATTTTGTAGAATATTAAGGTATGATTTCATCGATACTTCCTTTGCCTTTTATAACTTCAATTGGATTAATAATATCTTCAGAATCTTGCATCTGTTCTTCTTGTCTTTTGATATCCATTACTAACGCCTGTGTAGCTTCTACGAAGCGTTGAAAATCAGATTGTCTATTATTTAGTCTTGTTTGTGTTTCTAGTATAGCGGTCATATTACTATAATATTCACCGTTATTTAGTTCGAGTAAAATAGCGGCTAATTCTTCAATATGTTCTGGATCATAATTTAAATATACGTTTGTATTACCACTTCTGTCTAATGTAACAGTAACGGTGCATATATCATCATCCGATTCATATTGTTCTTCTTCTATAGCTTCGGTAGATGCTGGTATTAATTTGTAGTACCCAAAATATCCAAGTATTTTATCAATCATTTAGCTTAATCCTCGCTTTTTCTACGGCTTTCTTAATAATTTGTCTAACGCGTTCTTCACTAATATTATGTTCTTTACTAATTTCTTTTAACGTCATATTTGATAGATAGAAACTAGTTGTGATCTTTACTTCACGTTCATTCATTAGTTCTGGAAGCTTTTCGATAATTTCTTTATTAATAGCGTTTTGAACTGTATTATGTTTACTCTCTATAGCATCTGTCAGAGGATGAAATACAATATCTGGATCGGGTCTTAATCTGTACAGATAACTCTTACACGCATAGTCTCCCATTCTATACATATATGCCTTAATATTACCCATACCATTAAACTTACGATATGATATAGCCAATCTATTTATGATAGCGGCTACACAATCATCATCATTACTGCGTTTATACTTGCTGGCTATTTTACGAGCAAATTTTGTGTACTGAGCTAAAGTTAATTCCTTTTCCATATAATCTCCGTGAGAGTGTTTGTGATGTTCTTCCAACTATATTTATCCGCTGTATCTTCACCATCAAAATTTCGACAATTTGGATCACTTAACCATCGTTGATAACCTCTATACATACTTTCTGTTAGATCATCAACGTTAATAGTAGCCCATTTGCCGAATCCATTAAACCAAAATCCATTAGGATGGACATCACAAGCATCAATAGATGTTTCCATACCGCGAATTGGTAATAAGATAGAATTCTGTGAGTTAGCAAATTCGGTATGACCGCTATAATCAGTACAAATTACCTGTTTACCACATGCCATCATTTCGAGTAGTTCTAGATTCCATGCTTCTGCTTTAGATGGGAATACGCCAATATTTGACTTATTCATAATTTCAGCTACATCACTATCTTGTGGAACCCAGTTTATAAATTTAACGTTACGTCCACAATGTTCTCTGTAATAGTTTTTCCACCATTCATTTTCACCATTACGGTAGAATCTATTTTCTGACATCATCCAGAGTTCAACATCGTTATTTGTTTCAGACAACAATTGTTTAAACGATTTAGCTAGCTCTAGATGACCTTTACGTACTTCCCATTTACCAACATTTAAGAATACGCATTTTGGATTAGGTTTATATTGTACGTGATGGAATACTTCTGATACTCCACAAGGAAGAATATTAGCCTGAATCCCGTACTTTAAACATATGCGTCTAGCCCAATCACACGCTACGATTACCTTATCACATTGTTTTAAATGATGTACTTCTTCTGGCTTAAGTTCATCTAATTCAAAAAAAGTATACGCAATTCTAGGACTACCTGGAAACATAGCTAAATCATTTTGATGCCATATTTTCAGTGACGGTGATCTAGAATCAAAATTATGTCTATTATCACAAGATTTTAATAATAAAGGTTGTTCTACCTGCGAACATTCAATCTTATCACCGATTGGGAATAGACTAACATTATAGCCTAATTTCGCTAGATTATATGTCAAATTCCTACCGACCACACCATATCCGGTATAACCGATTGGTGCTACAATATTAATTTTTTCCATAGATTTTTGCGTAATCAAAGAATTTCCATCTTTTACTTACTTCTAGATTAGTTAATGCAACCTCTTGAATGTAATTATATAAATCAGACCAGTTATCAAAGAATTCATTATGATCGCAGATACCGTACAACCAATCTGGAATGTCTTGGAGTCCATTAGAACAGTGTACCAGAACTGGTTTCCGCTGTAAAGCGGCGTGTGTTTGTTCATTATATGATCCGCACATATGAACACTAGTATCTACGTGTAATACGATAAAATCTGCTTTATCAATACTACGCAAATCAGTTGCCACAATATCACGCATAATATTGTGTAGTTCATCATATTTTTGTGCTTTCTTTAATATAGTACGTGATTTAATAAAGTCATCGCGTTCTGCGATAGCCCCAATAATAGGCTTATCGCATGGGTCGATTACTCCAATATCAAGATCACGTAAAAATATAGAAATCTCTTGTCTCCATTGAACGCCTCTATCAGAGACTCGATCAATAGGACCAGCTAAATACGCGATAGATTTTGATAGTCTATTCATCTAATTCACGTACTACGTTGTTCATAATATTACGAAACAAGAAGCAACGGGTTTCACCCTCGTATTCTTCTGGATACACTAATTCAGCAATAATACGATCTTTATACGATGTGTCGGTTACACAGACGGTTCTGGTGATATAATCATCATCTTCTTCGCCTTTGTACTCAAACTCGTAGATATATCCCATTAGCATATCAGATGGGCTACATTCGTTATTTTCATCTTCGTCATCGTATTCGGAATCATCATAATCGACACCGCTTTCGCTAACGCTTCCAGAATACACGGATCGCGTTAGTTCTCCCTTGAATTCGCTAACAACTACATATCGGCAACAACGTAGTTTTTGATAGTCGTGGTCAGTAGGAACCGAAACAACATCTTCTGGATCAATAGCTACAATGATAACTTTATCGCCAGCACTATTATACCAACCACCAGGACCACTATATCCTAAAGAACCAACGTGTAATCCGTGACTACAGTGATTATTTGGGTTATCATCAACGTCCTTACGATCAAACTTGATTTCAGCACCCACTTTATTCAAGATAGTACCGCTATACTTATCATAATAATCAGACTTCACTGACTTATAAGCCAAAAACTTGCCATCTTCCGTAATTGTCAAACGATGTTTGGTTAGGAAGTTAAACAAGTGTTCGCGAGTGTTATAACTAATATTGTTGTACAACTTAGTTAAAAAGTTAGCAATAGGTGTAATTTCTAAACCTTCTTCTACGTTACGTAAAATAAGTTCAACGATTGTTCCATTCAACTTCTCGTTGTTAAAAAACACTTCATTTCCTACCACTCTAATACCACTAGAGACACTGGACCCATTAACTACGTGATTTTCGATAGAGTTCTTAACAGAATACTTCTCTACAAACAAATCAGAGTCATTATCCTTAAAGGCTTGCTTAAGGACTTCCCAATTAACGTGAGACGAATCTACACTATATGGTGTACCATCAATAATAACCGAAATCGAATTACCTGTAAACAATTTAGACTGAAACATTACTTACTCCTTGTTGGATAAAACTAACATATTCTTTAACTACTTTAAGATTCTGGTCAATAAAACTCTTACTTAAACCAGTCAATAGAGGATATTTCGCATGAATTGCCTCTAAGCGACTCTTTAGGTTAAGTTTAATAATATTGCCCGCTGGTTTGTTGATAGCCAATGTATCACTAATATACTTCAATTTCATGTAAAAATCAATTTTTTCAGTAAGTTTTTCTGTATTTTTACGATCCATAATGATATCACTGATGTCTTTAATTGGCAATCTTTCATATTTTTCAGCTATTCCCATTTGATTAGCATACTGACTGTATTGATTAAGCTCATTTTTATATGAGGTTAATTGTTCTAATGCATTACCATGAGTAATATACAATAGTTCATATTGATCCCGCATCCATTCGTCAATAGTAATCCAATTAGTATCTAAATCTGGAATATCTTTAGACTTAATACCATAAATAGTTGGAATACTAATTCCTAGAGACTGAAATGTTTTAATAAGATGATCTAAAATCTTAGCACTATAAGTACCCTTAATTTCATATCTATTAAACTCTACATATACTCCACCATTATTTAGATCAACACTAGCAGACTTCCAGTGTCGTGATGGTTTAGATTCATATAGATACTGATGTTTTAGTTCAACTACACGCGAAAGTTTAGTAACTCCACTACCAGATCGGTTTGGGTTAGACGTATATGGGATTGTACTAGTTTTAATAAATACATCTTTGTTTGTACCAAGATGATCTAATAATGCTTGTACTTTTACTGGATCAGCCTTTGGTTCAATAACCAATAGGTACAGATCGCCACTACGTTGAGCTTCTTCATTAAGCCTTCCAATAAATCCCGTTTTTAGATCATTGATATAGACACGTGATGTTGGACTGATATCCAATACGCTATGAATTCTATTTGGTCGTTGTTTATGTTTCTCTCTTACAAATTTAGTAAAATAGATTTGATCTTCCAATGTGATATCACTATGAAATACGATATGATTACTAACGTCTAGATTTCCAAATAGATTTAGCCCAAGTGGAGTACTATTCCATGTAACATTTTGTAAATCAATCAGTCTAAACAACTTATTGATACCGCGTAAATTAATAATTTCGCAACGAGCATCCCATAATGTCTTGGCATTCTTAATCTTATCTTCTGCTAATGACGTAGCCTCTTTGATAATATTGTCTACGTATCGTAAAAGATGAATCTTAGTTAGATTAGTATATTCTAATCCTTCGCGGGATGGTTGAATATCTACATCACCAATATTAACATAAATCTCAAATCCTTTAGTAAGGATATAGGATTGAAGTTCGTTATTTGTCTTAATATTCTTAAGATTGATTGGGTAAGCAATATTACCCATAATAACCACTGTTTCGCTTTTACTATCTACGATACGCCAATTACTACCCTCAAATTCTGATGCGGGTTTTACGCATGATATCTTATGACCAATAAAATTTGGTGGTACAGGGAAATATTTATATATATCACCAGCCTCAAATTCAAAATCGTCACAATCATCCATATCTACACTAAACATAATCTGAATACCGTTTGGTTCGTCAGAATTACTTTGAGAAACCAAATCGGCTTTTGGCATTCCATCACCGTCTGGATATAGTGTATAGATTTTCTTATCACCATTATACCAAACGATAATAGTAGCGGTTTTAGTATTATAACAAAATGGAGTTTTACTACCTAGACCTAAACACCCAGTAAACTCATTAGAGTCATCTTTGGTTGACTCGCCATATTGTACATAAACGTCGTGAAATGTTTCATCAGACATACCAACGCCATAGTCCCGAATATAGAAAAACGGTTCCATTAGTGTTGGTAGGTGTACATCAAATGGTTTTTCGTGTCCAGCTTCTTTATGCGAATCCCAAGCGTTTGTACTTAGTTCGCGAATAACTGCACGAATCTTATTACCATATAAACGATCAGACAGAATAGACACCATCTTGGCATTAGCAACAATACCAAATTTCGTGCTTGAAATACTACCTTCGCTCTGAGCCATACGCTCTACTGTATGCATTTTCATAGGTCAAAACCCGCTTTCTTTAATACTTTTTGTAAGTCAAACTTTTTAGCATTAGAACTAAATCCGGTTTCATTAACAAACACATCGTTACTTAGAGTGTGATTCTCTGCACATGATAGCATAGCCTCACACGCTGCTTGTAAATGTGTCGTAACTGATGGTTTACTAATGATAAACCGCATAGTACCGCATCGAATGTAGAATTTCATTATTGTTCCTTTCGAGGTCGCCCACGCTTTTTCTTAATCTTATCACCGTTGACATCCGTTGTCAAGACTCCGTTTTTAATCAAGTCGCCCTCAAGCCAACCAGAGTTTAAGCATAGCGTAGCGATATACTTTCTAGATGATTCTGGAAAATCTTCATCTTCTACGCTTAATGCTAAACATAGTCTTTTAACTTCTAATACAGCTTCAATTTGTGCTTTGGATGGCATTGTTTTTAACCTGATTAATAAACCATGTACGAGCAGCATTTTGAACCGCTGACTGTACTTGTTTCCAGACTAGACCGCTTGCTTCTAGTTCGGCTACAGATTCTTTCATAACATCTTCACACATCCACTTTAGAAACTTACCAACTTGTGACATATCTAATTCTGTAATAACAGACATACCTTGTTCACAACGTTGAGGAGTCACAAACATAGTCACAAAGTCATTGATACTAGTAACTACTTCTGGATCAGCCTGTACGGTTTGTTTTGTATGAGCTACTTTATGTTTTTCGCCCTTAGCTTTAAACATGTATTTAGAGTAAGTCTCATTATTTTGTAGTTCTAAATCACTTGTCTTAATTGGATAATATACGATACCCTCAGCAATACCAGTAATACCAAAGGTTTCTTTAACCCAAGGATCGCAAGGCTCAATACTATCTACAAAATCACTTAATGATTTAGCTGTTTCCTCTAATGGTTTTGTATAATCAATCATAAACATGTCAGTAGCCCAAGGTAATACAAATACATCTTTAGGCAAATTTGGTAAACAAGAATTGATTTCTTCTGGTTCTACAACGTAAGTCAGTACATTATCATCTTCTATAATCATTACGCAGAAAACAGCGAAAATCTTATTAGGAATCTGATTGATCGCTGTTCCCTTCATAATACCAGGACCACACCATTCACCAAATACTACAATATCCATTGTAGGTGCTTTTGGATTTGGTCGTACTTTTACATTACGCCAGTATTCTAATGTAGAATCTACCCATCTAGCAAATCCAGCGTTATCATTTTGGGGAGTAATATCCTGAGTCCTAGACTGAGCAACTACGGTTCCGTCAGTATTAACTCGAATACCAGCATTAGTCCCATGTAATTTAATCTTACCACGATAATTTACTTGACCAGCATAATGTGGATAATTTTTAGTTAGCTTAACAACATTATGGAAACCTTCAATAGACGGGAAACCAACAAATTTAGACATTTTTAACCTCTACTTTCATTTTACATTTACGACACATACCGATACTACCATATTTATTCATACGGCGGGTATACAGTGTTTTACTAATTTGGAAATTACGACAATTACAACCACATTGTATCTTAGCTACTGACCTTCGCAAATCAGAACGATCAATACTATGACAACGACTTGGTTCTCGACCTAGCTTACGATGAATAGATTGCCATTCATAACCATGTGGTTTAACACGAAAGCCATACTTGATCCATGCAATAATATGTGCAACCTCATGGATTACAGTATTCTCACGATCTTCTACAGAAGTTCTCTCAAACAGTTTTGTAGAAAATTCAACTCGATATGCACAAAACCTACGGTTATAAATAGCCTTACCCGCACAACGTGTAAACCTATCATTAAACCGAATTTCAATCTTATTACTCAATCCAAACTCAGACATACAATAATTAACTAACTCTTTAATCTCACTGATCGTTAGGTAACTCGGTTGGTTGGTCTGTTGGGACATAAATAATTGTACCTTTATCTTTGTGAAAAACCGTTTTGTCGTCTCTTGACACTTCTATTGTACCATTCGTTGGCTGTATGTCAAGCCACACGGTCTTGCCTGGATAAGTACGCAGAAAGTCAAGCAATTTTTCGTTAATATGTACAGAAACGTGCATTATAAATCTCCTAAGTCAATATTTAAATATTCATTATCTTTAATACATACGAATCGTGTACTTTCATACATAAAATCTCTGTTTTGATGAAAGTGACCAAAAATCCATAGGTCGGGTGGGTATCTCTCTAACATAGATTCTAGTAAATCTTGCGTGAACGTAGAAAATGTATCAGGATCAAATCCAAAATGTTCTAATACCTTTAGACTACCAATCCTTCTAGCTATACTTCGTGGGCAACCATGAGATATAACAACTGACTTATGACCAAGTTTTTTATTTGTATTTATATACGACGCGTATTCACGTAAAACATTTGGATGTTCAGAATGTTTGATTTCTTCATCGTCCTTAAAGAAAGTCATTGGCCAAAGACCAGCATAGTATTTCTGTTCTCGCATTCTATAATCTATAGAGAATTCACCACGCACCCAAAAGAATTCGTATCCACCATGATCTGATATACCATAATCACCAAGATGATGTTGAATACCCTTATTAATCAAGTTATAATTATCGTGATTACCACCAAAAAATTTATGCTTAGTATAGTCAATAGACTTTAAATAATCATAGTCGTACCCAAGATCGCCTATCTGTAATGTGACGGTATTAGATTTTTCTGCTTGTTTACATAATTCAATATGTCTACCTTTAGACCCATGTAGGTCACTAATAATATACATTTAGTTATCCTTAAATAGCTTATCGCCAGAAGTATAACCAAGAATCTCGTACTCTCGCATAATTATTTGTTTAGCTTGAGATTTTGTCATACCCTGTTTCATTAAAGCATTAATTTCGTATTCTAGATCATTACTAGCGTGATGACGATGATAAAATCCATACGCCAAAATAATAAAAATAGTCCATCCAATGATAGTGGCCATTACCGTACCTCCTGACCAGGAAGTTGGAAAATAGTAACATTAGACTTGCCAAGAATATTCTCGATAATTTCTTCAATAATATCCCAGTTACCACCACCTAAACCAGCACCAACAAGAGGCATAATAACCTCATCTTTGGGTAGAATAGTATCCCTTAAATCTAGTAGACATTCTGCAAAATAGCCATACTGGAACGGTTTTACATTTTTGTTTTTAGCGTAGTTTGAAATACCGTCTTGAGCAAACATATTAACCACATAGATACCTTGTGTTTTCACATATTGACAATTACCTAGACTATAATCATTATAACTATCTAGGTATCTTTGTTTTGCTTCTGGATACATTTTCCCCAACGGAATTACAAATCCGCTACCAAACACTCCTAAATTATTAACAATGTGGCACAGATATATTAGTTCTGGTTTTGGATTGTTGTGTAATTTTGCATAATTAAATAGATCGCCGGTTACATAGGTTATTTGTGACATTTTGATACCATTTTACATAGAGAAATAAAATAATTGTTACTATATATATTTTTCATTATATTTAAATGTTTATGAACTATTTGTATATTATTTTGTATATACCCTTTCTTGCTATCAATTCTATCTATCGAAGCTGTTATACCGTTTGGTCTTTTATTAAACGTTATAATCTGTCCGCTTAACGCACATTTTTTGTTTTGTTTTATAAAAATATTCCAGACCTGTTTTATTGTAATGTTAAATTTTATATTTCTACTCTTGGCTTTAGCTTTTATTTTACTAAAGTATTCGCCAGAAATATCTTTATAGCCAGTATATAATTTTGATGTTTGACCAGACGTTTTTATATATCTATCTTTACTACATCCACATGAACTTGTTAGTCCTTGTTTTAAACTATGCACTCGTACTGAAAAGTTTTTATTACCACAATTTGTACAATTACACAACGCAAAATATTGACCCCTTGGACATCTTTTAAGGTCTTGATATATTGATTGTACTATCAGATACCCATATTTATTACCCGTAATATCTAATACAGGAGGTTTTCTCTTTCTGTTTAACACTATACAAATCTCCCGTAACATATTTTAACATTTAATTCTCCAATTCATAAGTAAGAGTAGCAAACCATTCATCGACATACATTTTAAATAATTCAAGCTCGTCACCTTCTAATTTAAGATGATAGCGTCCAAGATATTTAATAGCATCTGGACTTAATAGTACTTGACGCTTCTTTTCATATTCTTCAATCGCATCATCACAAAACTTTACAACTCCATTTTGTGATAGAGAATCAAGTTGTGTATCGAACTTATCTGCGGGAGTAGTGCAGATTCGTCCATTAGAAAACCCCATACGAAAAGCAAACATTTGTAGTTCGCGACTAACGGGATCATCTTCTTGCTTATGTTGCTTAGTAGTTTCGCCCTTAATAAATTCATGGGAACAAGCACAAAAGGCATTACGCGCCCCAACGTACTTCTTACAACTAGGACATAGCTTACGTCCAGTTCCAGGCTTGTCATACGTCTTAACCAACAATTCATTTACGTCCATTGTGTCTCCAATGTAATGAGTGATACCCATATTGTACTAGCGGCAACCGCGTTTGTCAAGCTACGAAAACGGGATCGATTGCCCATTCTGGTGGTTTTCGCCGTGTCCACACATACATCAATTTACCATTTTTATCGTATCTTTTATCTTTGTTATAGTATGAGCGGTATGACTCTATATAGTTATCAGAATGAAATTCTATTGGCATACAGAGTGGAGGAGTGGTTAAATCAATAGTATCAAATACTGGTTTATGATTGTTACAAAATTCAACTACAGATTCGCTTTTATGGGTTTTACCACGTCTAAATCTAAATTCTTCACATAATCGTCTAGCATACTCAATCGTATAGTTGTAGTTATATAAACTCGATCTTACCCATACAGACATCGGGTGATTTTGATGTGTGGTCTTATATGGAGAATATTTGCCTGTAAGATTAATCGCCGTACACAACATCTGACAAGACTCTAAGATCATCTTGTTACAATGTCTATCAATATGAGATTCTGCTGATAGTTTAATACATTTTGATAAATGGAATATATTCATCTATTAGTCCCACCAAGAATTAGTATTGTCGTACTTATAAAGAGTCCTCTTACCATACCCATATATCTTTTCAATATAACTAACGTCTGGTCTACCTAAATAATCTAAAGCATCTTTCTTAAACATCGGCCCGCGTCTAGTACCATTCTTATAATGTACTACCCATGAACTAGCAATGTTTTTAGCTTCATAGATATTCATCCCAGTAATTAAAATAGCTGGGATGCTTAGAAATACTAGTATAATGATTACTATATACATTAGTGATAACTCGTACTTTTTATCTCTTTATTGAAAGTTTATTCCACTTACGCTCTAAAACTGGTAAATTGTACGTATTAATATGTTCTCTTAATAAAGATTGTACGTAATGATTACCTATATTCCACTGACAGTATCCGTCTTTACCGATATACGGACTTGCAACATTAAAATTTAAAACAGATTTAAAAGCATTTAAAACAACAATCCAAGAAGAATGTACTCTAAATTGTATCATGGTATCTTTTCTTCCTGTTTGTTTTCTAATACACCCGTCGCCATCAATAAAACCTATAAATAACGACTTTAATAGCTCTTGACTACACTTATACTTAGTAATATCTGGCGGATTATATGTTTTTCTATATTTCCAGTCGAATTTTTCCATTATTTGAGGTATTAATCTTTTGTTGCTAATTAAAATATATGACATTGCACTATTATTAGAATAACCCTTATTATGATTAACGGCATAAATCGTTTTAATACCTATATATTCAGAAATCTTGTTTATATGATTTATATCTTCGACAGATATTGATAATGCTAGTTTGTCGTTATATATACATCCATCAGCCAATAAAAAACCAATCCAGTAATATGAAATATGATTATCTTCTAATAGAATATCTATAGAATCGCTATCATAATAACACCTTTCTTTTTTAAGACCTAATCTTGACCTTTGATTTTCAATTGATGCTTTGCTTCTGTCTGGAAATAGTTTAAAAATTTCTGTATTTTTGATATTATTATTGTTTATAAGTAGTTCAATTTCTTTATTAGACCATTTTTTTTGATTTTTCTTCATATAATTACCCGTTTAAATGATTGACATAGATATAATATTATACACCTGATGTCAATCAAATATTGTAATTATTTAGAGTAATTTGTTGTTTTTGTGTGATGATCTACATAAGCAGGCTCAATCTTATTCATTTTTTCAACAATTTCATCAATGTGATAAGGATAGAAATCGTTAGTATCTACACCAACATCAATTTGACGACCAATATTTCTAGTATAATTATTATGGGAATGAGCGTAACAATTAATTGATCCTCGACCCATTTCGTTCCATACGCCAAAAGCGTAGTGACATAATACAAATAGTTGTTTATTTATTCTGACTTCTAAATAATCGTAACAACCATTAAACAATTGTTGTAGATGAACGTTTTTTCTAATAACTTTGTCGTGATTACCATATATAAGTGTAATATCTTTGCAATTGATTTTATTCATTATAACCGGGAGATGGTATTCTGGATTTGATCCCATTATTACATCGCCAAGCAAATAAACTTTATCTCCATATTTAGCCATGCTATTTAAATTGTTAATAATTGTATCACTCATTTCTTCTAATGATTCAAAATTTCTATAACCAGAGTTCCATTTGGTTAATTTTGGCCCAGAAATATTGATATGCCGATGGTGGTGGTCGCTAGTAAAGAAAATATTCATAAAATTATCATAATAAAGGTGTATAACTATACGATCTTATACACGGAGAAACCAAAATGCAAAAATGTGATGTAGATGTAGACTTATTTACTAATAATTTTACTAAAGAATCTGTTTATTTAATGGGGTATTTATGGGCTGATGGCTATTTATACAAAAATAGACTTAGCGGACAAAAAATAACGCTTGGAATTGTCGAAAATGATGCTAAACATTTAAATAGTATTTTTAATAAAACAGGCAAGTGGCTTATTTATAACAGAAAACAACCAAATAGACAACCTCAACAATCTTTTGTGTGTACTCATGTAGAGTTATATAATTTTTTACATAGTTATAATTATAACAATAGGGCAATAGGTACTAATATAGTTAATATATTTCCGAAAAAAATACAACATTACTGGTTTTTAGGAGTTTTTGATGGTGATGGTTGTTGGTATTACAATAAAAAACAATATTTGAGACAAATGAGTATAGCGGGTTGTTACGATCAAAATTGGGATTTTATAACTAACAAACTTGATGAATTAAATTGTAATTATAAAATATGTAGAAGAACACAAGGGAAAAATAAAAATTCTATTATTAGAATGAGTAGTAAACAAGATATGTATAATTTTGGTTGCTACATATATCAAGACAGAAATATTGGATTAAAAAGAAAACTGGATAAATTTGATAATATTATAAATTCTTATATAAGAAAATAAATACTCACGTTATACCTCCCTCTGTGTTAAAGTGTGATTTTGTTCCATGTTAACAAATTTGTCGGAGATTTATTTAAAATTGCCAACTGTGATATGGTAGCTAGTAAATGGATATCTATACTCTGGTAATCCTACTGACTGGCGTATTTTTCCAATATCTGTAGAATAAGCATTGAGCCATATATAATTGTTATCAATATTACAATACGGATCATATTCCAAAAGTCCTCTGTACCCATCATATTTCTCCAAGTTACCAAATTCAATATCTTTTCTTATAATTGTTACGTGTGCTGGATGTTTTTGTCTTGCGGCATAGTAATATTTAGGTATTAAGCTATAGTAGTAATTAACTATGTCTTGACAAATATAGCCTACAGCGTAGTTGTTATATACTTTAACTGTAAAGCTAGTAGTATACATTACTCAAACTCAAAATTAAATATTGATTCTTTAATAACAACGCTTCTAATAATTGCCCATCCATTATCTGTAGGTATTTTTATCCAATCTTCCTCATTAATAATAATATTACAGGTACTATCAAATTCAGCAATTGGTAATAATTTGCTTTTAATAATAAGTTTTCCATCTTTATTATATACTCTAATCTGAAATCGTGTAGTATTATCTTTCATTGTATATCCTTTGAAAAATACGGAACCAAGTTTCATCTTCTACCACACCAAACTTACGCATAGCAAAACACGCTGCCGCGTATCTAGAATCCTTAACAGCTAGAGCGAACTCTTTCTGATTTTGAATTCCTTTGACCGACTCGTACAGTATACCAAACTCCCGCTGCATTGTCAAGCGGGTTCTAGCTACCTTATCAAACATATCACGTAGTTCTGGAAAGTATACTAGAAATTCAGACTCTTCACCTTTTACGATGATATCCCAAGCTCGTTCTAGTGTCATCTGATGATTATTAGCCAAACGATGTAAGGCTACATATGACGCTGACTTTAACTTAACCCGTAGGTTATTTAAGTCCCGTAATACTAATCCTTCAAATGTCTTATCCGATACTTCTTGCTCAGAAACATACATTTGAGCATCGTATATATCCTTACATACAACATTTTTAGGACGTTCTAGTTCTAACTTATTCGACATAAGATTAATAGTATCCTCTTGGTATTCAATTCCTAATGCTACATTATATACCGAAAGTAAGTACACCTTCGGCGATGGGTAATCCCGCACTACCTTGTTATAACGTGAACATAACTCAAAAACGTATGTACAGTTCTTATCTAGTCGATCCAGCTTAGAATTATCAAATGCTAGATTAAATAGATTACGCCAAGTCATACCCTCACATACTTCACCATTACCAAATGATCCTCTAGTATTAACGTGCCATAGTCCATTATAGTAATAGACAAGAATAATAGAACCATCTTCCTTGTGGGTTGCGGTGCAGTTGTTAAAGTCAAAAGCGTTATCAACACGACGGATTTCGCCCCAGTTATAAAAACGATTAAATGCTCTTGCAATAATAGATGCATCTGTCTTGTCAAGTACAAGACCTCTAGCTTCTTCTACTAGCTTACAATCTTTCTTAGATTCGATTTGGCTATAGTTTAGAATAACCCTATTATCATTCTCGTTAAATACGTAACCGATCCCATAGGTAGACTTTAATTGTTCAAAGTCCATATTATGATCGCGTAGGTATTTTTGTACTGATAACATATTTATTCTCTATTCAACATAAAATTCATATTGTGCAGGATAACTTTCGTTTTCGAGATATAATCAAGAATTTCTTCCCTACCACCAATTTGTATGTCACGCATTTCTTGAATACGCTCCAATGGTACTCCGTGAGTATTCCGCTTAAAGCATTCTTCAACGTCGTATCGCCATTCGGCGTCAGACTCAACAAGTTCTATTTTACCATCCTTCGGCCAGTTGTCAAGGTACTTGCGGCAATCCGCAAGAGATAGGTTGGTATTGTCGATAATAACATCGGTCACATCGTCAATATTATTAACTATACCCATAAACAGATTGAAAGTCCATCTATGAGCCTCTTTAAGTCGGGTAACATTGAAATCATAGTAACCATCTGGACGAATCCAATAGTTATCAGTAGAAAGATATAACCAGAATGGTAATTTATTTACTAGTTCTTGAACTTTAGTAGACTTACCACTACCAGGAAGTCCATGCATAATATATAGAGTATTCATATCATTATAATCCCGTAATTTGCCCCGCGTTTTACAAACGTCCAGTTTCCAATAATCTTTCCGTAGACCAAAAGTGGTATAATACGTATAGATTCCTTTAGAAACATATGGTATCTACTACCTTTACTATCCTGAAAGATAAGATTAAAGGCTGATCGACCCCTTTCATAATCTACGAATTCTAGTGTATCCGTAAATACATAGTTATCACGCCATTCTACAGAACTACTAGTAATAGGTATATAATTAATCAGACTACCAGACGCTTTATTAAATGGAATTTTGTAACTTGACATATTGCTCCTAGATAGAGTATTTATTTAACCTCTTCATCATAAATCTTAGTAATTTCTCGATATGTAATATTATATTTATCTTGTAGTATGTTAATAAGTTTATGTAAGTCATTATTAGCCATAATAACCCCCTCTAAACTAGCCGTTAATGCATGTAGATAACTAAAACTATCATGTTTATCATTAGGATAATCTGGATTTAGTTCTGCTGATCGCTCATGTAATAGAAATAGAAGGTCAACCACGCGGCTCAGTGATGGATCGTTCTTAGACTTAACAAGTTCTAATAGATTTTCATCAAACATTACGCCACCTCGTATAAAAGAGTTACAGAATCAGCTAGTAAAGTACCATATGGTACAGCCCAAAATGAACTATCGTCATATAAATATCGCCAAAAAGATTCTAGTTCGCATTCATCAGCTATATAAAAATTTGGAATATACTTAAAAGGACATTTAGTAACGTTTTTAGCATCGCATACAAATATAGTATGATGAGCAATATCATAATGTTTTCTAGCATTAGATAGGCTATCAAATATAAATAATTTTCCAAACTCTGGTACTGTTGGAATACCGATTATATATTGAGAATTTGCCGTAGAACTCCTATAATGTGGTAATTTTGCCCTTTTAATATTACTAAAACCAACTTTACTAATAACTTTGTAATACATTACTTATCCTTTCCAATGTTACGAATAGCACGTTCTTCTACGTCTAAAACTTTACATTCAATTTCACATAAAATACGTCGCTTGATATGATTAATAAATCTAGCTGGAAAATGGTTAGTCTTAATCTCTAAGTAAATACGCGACCTAACAATAGTCTGATTATCCTTGGCCCATATTTCTAGTGTTTTCCAGGCGTATAGTACCTTATCTACGGGTTCTAGTAACTGAATTTCTGTCTTATAGTATCGCTTATTAGGGTAAAATGATGTCTGTACGAATACGGGAGCTTTCTTAATCAAGTCAGGAATCGTCACTGTTCCGTCGCCGTGTGAGTCGTTGATAAGTGATTCTACCATACCCTTTAGCGGTTTGTCAACTGTGTAGATTCGCTCCGAGTAAGATGCTGCGGGTTGGACAGTTAGAATAAGTGATAGAAAAAAATTAATTACAAGTTCCATATTAAGCCTCAGTGTTTTTATTAAATGAATAACGGGTTTTATATAAGCCTATAAGAGCATTAAATACCAATAGACCATCTTCTTTGTCTCGGTCTGATAGTTTTTCTAAATCTTTACCTTTTGTTCTACGACAACCAATATGTTGTTTTTCATATTCTGGCCCGTTAATCATAATAGTATACGTATCAGTAACAGGTGTAATTGAATGACCAAGTAAAGGATCGGTCATTTCATATCCAGAACCAGCAGAAAGATATATACTGGTATTTAAATCATCTTCGTCACTATTAAAATCTTTATACCTACCAGTTCTCATATAATACCCACCACTAAGCACTACAAATGCTGCGGGCCAAGGATGAGGATGATAGAAACTTTCATGCCTATCACATGGTTTGAATTTATGTAGACAAATCCTAAGATCATCTATTCTAGTGAATAGTCGATATGTAATTGGCTGACGACGGTTAATTACCAGACTATCCCAATTTGCTAGTTCAATTAGTTCAGATAGTTTACCACTATTGATAAGTTCTAATAGTTTATTTAACATATTCTTTCTCTGGTGTATCTAGTGTAAATTATGTATAGAACCTAATTTCAATATAACCAAATGTTTCACTAATACTAGAACCATCTATACTGCATGTATTATTAGTAATAGTTTTTATATTGTTATTAAAAGAAATAAGTTTATCTGTATTAATACTACTTTTAAATCTTTCTGCTGCCTGTATACATTTTTCGATAGAATAAAATCCAAACCAAGAATATCCACCTGGATAAAACCTAGCAATGGAAATATTGTTATAATGTGTTATTTCGGGATCAGGATTTTCATAGTCCTTAAAAAGTTGATATAAAATAAATGGTGATAATAAAAGAAATAAGATTGTATAGATTAACATAATTTTATCTTTAATTATACCTCTCAAAATCCCGCATATACTGATATCTACTTTTCCTATTACCTTCTCTAAAACTCTTACGATATTGTTTTTTAGTTTTAGATTTTCTATCTCCACGGATATGTTTAATAGATTCGTATTTATCTAGTCCACACATTATCGGAAAGTCTAGATTATTATACTTATTGTCAATATATCTATACGTGTCAGACATTGTTTTATCCTTTAAATAATCTGTTACAATCATCCATTCTAGCACTAATTGCATCACAATAATGTAATAAAAAGGCTAGTTTAGTACGTGGCTCTACTGGACTATGATATTCGTAATGTCCATGATGGGATAGAATAGCATGACCAATTTCCATAGCTTCTTTATTACTAAATTTACTTGTTAAAAGTTTTAGCGACAAATCTTCATAAGTGCTTTGCCAATGATGATAACTACGTGGAATGTGGTGGATTTTATACTTATGTTCTGATGCACACCACTGTCCATCACTATTACGTTCATAATCATAAGTCTTACCATAGTCGTGATACAACGCAGCGATATACGCTTGACGTTTACAAACTACATTTGGATATTGTTCGCTGACTATCATACATAGGTTGACTACTTCATATGTATGCTTGATTAAACCACCATCACCATAATGATGATGATCTGGACTAGCAGAACCAGAACATACAGTAAACCCATTATTAAATGCGGGCCAAATCCATCTATAATCCAATTGTAGATCACGGGCTATATTAATTAACTTTTGTTCGTAGTTAATCATTCCATTCTCCTGTTTTACCATTACCACTGCCGATATTAATCATGTTTATGCTGATCCATAACGAAACGACTGAAAACAATTATCTTCTTCAAAGAAACCAAGTTCATCAAGTTCTGCCTTATCTTCATCAGATACGATAGATGGGTCCACACATACAGTAAGCACATCATGCGAACAGTGTGTAGGATACGGAATGTCCCCATACTTTAAGAAAATTTGTAGTGCTTTAATTAGTTTTGACACGTTAATGCTCCTAGTCTGATAAACCAACTTTAAAAAACAATCGTCCCATTAGTATACCGTTCAAAACGAACTTTGTCAAGTTGACAACCGACAAATAATGTGTACAATGTATTCCATACTACTACACACTTGGAGACAAAAAATGAAATATCGCGTCAAAATCTACTGGAACCTGCATAAAAAGTGTTTTTCGGTACAGTATAAAGGAATCGTGATCGCACATAAGGACACGGTTTGTTTGGAAAACGTAGAGTTTAAAGTGAGCGAAGCGGGGCGGCAACGTGTATTAAAGAATAAACGAAAAGCGGTTCACGCTTTTGTTTGTGGGGATTTACAAGACACAATAGAAATTGATATTAGTAGAGTAAAATTTGTTACATATAATCCGTATAACGGTCCAAACTTTATGGCTAACGACAAACCAATACATGTTGTTAATAAGGCTATGCTGTATATTAATAATAATAAAGGACGAATTATAGTTGAGCTATCTAAATAGTATTATGTATGTTTTAACATCTTAATTTTATTTGACAATACTAAAATTTCTGCATGTTCTTCTGGTGTTCTTTTATGACGTTTAATAAGATTCTTCCATTTATCTATAAATTCTAAACATAATATAGCTTGCTCTTTCTTAATAATTAAATGGTCTTTAATTTCCAATAAAAATTGTTTAACTAAACTTGTACCGTTAATTTTCCACCAAAATACATCTCTATGTGTAACCTTTTTAGCCTTAGTACAATAAACTATAGCCCCTTTATATCTTTGTTGAAGTTCTTTACATATTTTTTCGCCTTCAATACCTGAATTCGCTATACATATATTAACCTGCCAAGACCCTCCACGTTTATACAACCCAACCGACCCATCAGCATCAAAAAAACCGGCTATATATTCTATACTTAACATTTTAATTCTCCATACTATATTGTTGAATGTTAATACTATAATATTATACACCTTTCACGCATGTACAATCGTTTTATTTTATGATTTTACCACCCCATGTTAGAGTAGTGTTGACAAACTGCGGAAGGTAAGTTACAATCCGTACAAGAACGAAACGTTTGTTGTGGGAGAGGAAAAGATTAGTCA